GCTAGAAAAAAATTAATAAGATTTTTAGAAAAAAATAAAAATGTCCGTTTTGTCCGGTTAAAAGATGATAAAATATTATTAATGAAAAATGTAATCGTTCAGTAATGGACAAGCCCAAGATTACAAAAGTATTAGCTATAAATAGTTTGTGTGTATAAGAATAGATGTCTTAAATGTCTATTCTTTTTATTATGTTATGAAAGGAAGAATAAAAATGGAAAATAAAGAATTTATAGAAAAATGCAAAGAAATAGTAAAACAATATGCGATGGAACATTTAGATAAAAGCGAAGAAATTCCAAATTTTGATGTATATGTTGTGTGGGGAGTTAAGGCATTACAAAATCACAAAGCATTATTAAGTACATCGTTAAAAGATGGAATGTATTATGAATTAACATATAACGGAGATAAAAAAGAATTATACTTTGATGCATATAAGAAATTTGAAAATAAATGTATCAGATTAGATTAAATTAGTTATTACCAGTATGCTAGGTAACTGATAATATATAGTTTGTTATGTTTGGTTGAATGTAATAAACCTCCTTTCTGAATATTTTTTTATATAAACTTTTGCAGAACTTACCTAGCGAGTTCTAATATATGTGCTTTTAGCTCAGTTGGTAGAGCATCTGGTTGAAGCCCAGAGTGCCTAAGTTCAATTCTTAGAAAGCACACCATATTATATATAACTTACATATTTCGTAGTGTTTATAAATAAAAAGGAGATGTACATATGACTAATCAAGAAAGAATAGAAAAGTATAAAAAAGAGCATTGTTTAAAATGTAAAAATAAAAACAAGTTTGATTGTGAAATAAGAATATTCAAAAACAATAATACTATATGTACAAAGTGTGTATATTATGAGAGACAAGATTAACTATTCAAATTGCATGAAAAGAAAATGTGAACAATGCAGATATTATGATTATTGTTTTAGATATAGAGGTGATATAAGTGGAAAACACAATGACAGAAGAACAAATGGAAAACATAAAAAGTCAAATAATAGAAGCAGTTAAGCCAGTAATAAAAGTAATAATGCAAATATATGAAAAAATAAAAGAAATACTATTTAAAAGATGGTCAAAAATATATGAATATATAAAAATATATAGAAGAACTAAAAATAAAAGAATAAAGAAAAAACAAATTACTAAAATAGAAAAAATATTACAAAAATATTAAAGATAAAATCACATTCGACAAAAAACGACAAAATAATAAATAAAATATGTTATAATTATATTATCGAGAGGAGATGATATAATGAATTGTCCAAAGTGTGGAAGTGAAAATGTAAATGTTCAAGTTGTAAATGAACAAAAGTTAGTTACCAAACATCATGGAATAATATGGTGGATTTGTGTAGGATGGTGGTGGATACTAGTAAAATGGTTGTTTTTAACTGTGCCAACACTATTTGCAGCAATATTCATTGGAAAAAGAAAGAAAATAAAGAACAAAACAAAGACAATGAGAGTTTGCCAAAACTGTGGATATCATTGGAAGAATTAAAGCACTTAGGTGCTTTTTTCTTTTGCTCAAAAAGGAGGGAACAGCAATGTTAGAAATTATCTTATTAATTATACTAAGTCCATTAGCTATATTTTGCGGAGCATTAAGTGTAGCAATTATATATGCAATAGTAAATAAAATTATAGATATGATAATAGATTATATAAAAGCAATAAACAATAGAGATGATAAGCAATGCTAAAGAGTTGCCAATATTGTGGCAAGATACATGATAGTAAATATATATGCAAAGAAAAGCCAAACAGAAAGAAAGAAGTAACAGAAGCGGATAGGTTCAGATGGACAAGCCTATGGCATAGAAAGAGAGAAGAGATAAAGAAGCGAGACTTATATCTATGTCAGATATGCATTAGAGAATTGTACAATACAGTAACAAAGTATAACATGAATGAACTAAGTGTGCATCACAACATACCAATAAACGAAAACTATAACAGAAGATTAGACAATAATAACCTAATAACAGTATGTAGTTATCATCATGAGATGTGTGAGAGTGGAGAGATACCACGAGAAGTGGTACAAAAAATAATAGATGAACAGAATAATAAATAAAACTTTGTGGTGTAACAGTAGCATAGAGTAAACAAGTATTAGGTGGAAACATAAGATACAAATTCCTGAAGGAAACTAAGATGTTAGGTGCAAATCCTAACCAAAGTAAAAAATGCTTATTACTTATTATGATTGTATAAAAAGATAATATCCCCCCTACCGTAAAAGATAAAAAACAAAAATAAATTTTTACACCGACTGCATACCTTCGCTTAAAAAAAATTCCCACATCAACATAAAACAATAATACAAGAAAGGAGATGAACAATATGCCAACGCCAACAAAACCATTTAAGGTATTAACATCTGAAAAAAAATCACATAGAACAAAAGCTGAACTTAAGATGAGAGAAGAAGGAGAGAAATCATTAAGTACAGATATAGAACTTAAAGAAAGAAAAGAAGTGAGACAAAATAAAGTCGCTCATAAAGAATTTAAAAGAGTACAAAAAATATTAAAAAATATAGATAAAAATGACGCAATTTATGAAGCAGTTATAAATAGATATTGTTTACTCCAAGCAGAGTGTTTTGATTTAGAAGAAAGAAGAGAAGAATGCTATAATTTGATATCTAAATTAAGAGAAGAAGAAAAAGAATTAATTGCAGAACTAAAAGATAGAGAAAATATAGATGAATTAATAGATTATAAATTGGAATACGCTAAATCACTAGCCAAAATGATGAGTTCAATGTCAACTATAGATAAACAAATTCAAGCAAAAAGAAAAATGCTATTAGATATTGAAAAAGAAAATGTTATGACAATAGCATCTGCATTAAGATGCGTACCGAAAAAGGAAGACAAAGAGGCAGATAATCCACTTTTGAAAGTATTAAGAGGTGAAGCGTAATGTTATTAGAAAAAGCAAAAGAATATGCTCAAGACTGCATAAGTGGAAAAGAAATAACAACATTTGAAGTTAAAACACAGTGCAAATGGTTTTTAGAAGATTTAGAAAAACAAAATAATGACTATTATCTTTATTATTTTGATACAAAACAAATTGAGATAATTGAAGGCATTTTAAAATTATTAAATTTTGCAACAGGATTAAATATTGTTGGCAAAAGCATATACGAAGGTTTGGAAAATTTCCAGGCTTTTTTTATTGCTAATATTTTTGGTTGGAGATATAAATCGGATTCAAGAAAATTTAGATATAGAGAAGTGGATTTATTTATTCCGAGAAAAAATTCAAAAACATTTTTAGCAGCATTAATAATTATAATTTTAATGCTTACAGAAGATGAATATTCAGAATTTTATTCTATATGTCTTGATAGGGATTTAGCCGGAGAAGTAAAAAAAGCAATATCACAGATATTAAATGCAAGTCCGTTAGTATCAGAGTATTTTAATATACCAAAAACACTAAGCGGGAGAATGGAATGTACTTTAACGCATTCATTCTATCAGCCAAGAACGGCAGAGGCTAATCGTAATAACTCAATTAGACCAAGTGCATTTATAGCTGATGAATATGGTGCAATGAAAGATAATGCTAATGTGGAAGCAATGCGTTCAGGGCAATTAAGTGTTAGAAATCCGTTAATGTTCAAATTGACAACTGCTTATGCAGAAGATAAATCAATAATGCTTGATGAATTGGAATATTTAAAAAAGATTTATAAAGGATTAGAGAGTGATGATAGATTATTTGCACTTGTATATTATGCAACAGAAGAACATTTATGGGACGATATTGGATTACAAATGGCAAATCCACTAAGAATTGAGGAAAATTATGAAGAAATAAGAAGAGCTAGAAAAAATGCATTGGCAAAGCCATGTGAAAGAACAGAATTTTTAACCAAAAATATGAATTATTTTATGCCTTCAAATTCTGGCGAAGAATTTATTACAATTGATAAATTAAGACTATGCAAAAATACAAGAGGGATATTTGACTGGAGAGGAAAAGATGTTTATGTTGGACTAGATTTAGCAATGACAAATGATAATACAGCAGTTTCGATGGTAACAATAGAAGATGATATGATATATGCAAAATCGTGGGCATTTATACCTGCTGATAGAATAGAAGAAAAAAACAGAAGAGAAAGAACAGATTATAGAAGATTTATAGAAGATGGTAGTTGTTTTGCTTGTGGAGATGAAATAATTTCTTATGAGTTTGTTGAAAACTTTATAATGAATATAGAAAATAAATATGGTGTACATATAGTTCAAATAGCTTATGATAGATTTAATTGTATATCAACTGTAAATAAATTAGAAAGTAAAGGATATGAAACCGTAGAAGTAAAACAGCATTCAACAATATTACATATGCCAACAAAATGGTTACAAGAACACATCTTACAAAGAAAATTTAGTTATGATGGTGATAGATTATATGAAATAAATTTTCAAAATGCAAGATGTGTTGAAGATACAAATCTAAATAAGTATATAAACAAAAAGAAATCAAATGGAAAAGTAGATATGGTAATGAGTACAATAGATGCGTTGTATTTATTACAGCAAGAAATATTAAATGAAGATAATTTTGTATGTCAAAGTTTTTAGGAGGTGAGAAAAGTGAAAATAAGAAATATTTTTAAAAGAAATATAAAAAATGAAGCAAATAAAGAAACAATTATTGATGAAAATTCGGTAAACGATGTAATACTAAAAGCTTTGATATCTGGAGAAGAAATTGACAGAGAAAAAGTATTAATGATACCTGCAGTTTCAAGTGCAGTGGGGCTAATTTGTGATTCATTTGCAATGATACCATTTAAGTTATACAAAAAAACAACAAAAGATGGAAAGAAACAGACATCAGAAGTAGAAGATGACAGAGTAAATATTATAAATTTAGACACAAAAGATACCTTGGATGGGTTTCAATTCAAAAAAGCAATTGCAGAAGATTACCTCTTAGGAAAAGGCGGATATGCATATATCAACAAAAAAGGTAATAATTTTGTTGGACTAAATTATGTAGAAGAAAAGAAGGTTTTATTTGAAAGAAATACTGATGCAATATATAAAAATTATTACATATTAATTGATGGAAAAAGCTATAGACCGTATGATTTTATAAAATTGTTAAGAAATACAAAAAATGGAGCATACGGAACAGGATACACAAAAGAAATAAGTAAAAGCTTGGAAACAGCATATAAAAGAATAATATACGATTTAGAACTAATGAGAACAGGTGGAAATAAAAAAGGCTTTTTGAGAGCACAAAAACATTTAGATGAAAAAGGAATGGAAATATTAAAAAAACAATGGAATGATTACTTTGCTGGAAATTCTAGTTGTGTAATTTTAAATGATGGAATGGAATTTCAAGAAGCATCAAATACATCTGTTGAAAATCAGTTAAATGAAAAAAATAAAACTTTTAGTGAAGAGGTAAAAGAAATATTCCACATAGGAAAAACAAATGAGGATTTCTTAAAAAATGCAATTATGCCAATCGCAACAGCATTTTGTACTGCCTTAAATCGAGACTTCTTACTTGAAAAAGAAAAGAAGTCTTATTATTTTGCACCAGACTATACAGAATTAATCAGATGTACTATAAAAGAAAGATATGAGGCATATAAAACTGCAATAGAATCTGGATTTAAAACAATAAATGAAGTTCGATATTTAGAAGGCGATGACGCACTTGAAGGTTTAGATTTAGTAAATTTAAGCTTAGGAAGTGTATTATTTGACCCAAAAACAAAACAAATTTATACACCAAACACTAACAAAACAGTTAAAATGGGTGAAGAAAACAAGGACGACAAACAGATAGATGAAAACAACAAGGAAAATAAACAACAAAATGGTGAAGAAGCGGAGGGAGGTGAGCGAATTGAAGAATAAGTTTTATGAAATTAAAAACATAATACCAAATACAAGTGCTGACCTCTACTTGTATGGTGAAATAGTTACAGATGATACTGACTGGTGGACTGGCGAGAAAGATAGTAATTTAATTGGATTACAAAGTTTCAAAGAAGAACTTGATAATTTAGGAAATATATCAGACTTAAACATATTTATGAATACACCAGGCGGAGAAGTATTTGTAGCAACTACAATATGCAGTATGTTACAAAGATTAAAAGATGCTGGAACTAAAATTCATACATATGTAGATGGATTGTGTGCGAGTGCAGGTACATTTATTTTGATGATGGGTGACGATGTAAATATTTATGAAAATTCAGTTGTAATGATACATAAACCAATAAATATCTGCTATGGTAATGCATTAGATTTTCAAAAATGCATAGATGTTTTAAATACTATTGAAAATAGTACTATGATACCACTTTATATGAAAAAAGCAAAAGTTGACGAAGAAAAAATAAAAGAGCTTATAAATGCTGAAAGTTGGCTAGGAGCAAAAGAAGTGGATGATACATTTGATGTTAATTTAATAAAAGAGCAAAAACAAGTTGCTGCATGTGCATCTAATTTATTTAAAAATTACAAGAATGTACCAAAGTCATTAAAAAATATGCTTAAAAAAGCAGAAGAACCAAAGTTAGATTATTCTGATTTTGAAAAAAGACTATTTAATATTAAAAAATAACAAAAACGGCTATTAATTTAGTTGTTTTTTTATTTTATAAAAATTTTAAAAAAGGAAGGTAAAAAACATGAATGAAAAAGAATTAATGGAAAAAAGAAACGAATTACAATCAAAAATGGAGGAAATATTAAACAAGGCAAAAGTTGAAAACAGAGCTATGAATGAGGAAGAAATCAAAGATTTTGACAATGTAGAAAAAGAAATAAAAAATATTGATGCTACATTAGAAAGAAGTAAAAAAATTAATGAAATGGAATGTAAAAAGCCAGAAGGAGAAAAAGAATTAACACAAGAAGAAAAAGATGTTAAAGCATTTGCTACATTTATAAGAAACTATGTAAATGGTGTACCACAAAATGCTGAAACAAAACTTACAAAAGGAGATAATGGTTCAATTATACCAAAAACAATAGCACAAAAAGTTATTGATAAAGTAATTGAAATATCACCATTATATGCAAGTGCTACAAGATATAACACAAAAGGAACTTTAGCTATTCCAAAATATGACAACTCAACAGATGATGTATCAGTTGGATATGCAACAGAATTTGATGAATTAGTTTCACACTCTGGAAAATTTGCTACAGTAGAATTGACAGGATTTCTAATTGGAGCATTAACAAAGATATCTAAATCTATGATTAATAATACAGATATAAACTTAACAGATTATGTTGTAAACAAAATGGCTGAGAAATTTAAATTATTCTATGAAAATGAAATGTTAAATGGAACATCTGACAAAATTTTAGGAATTGTAGGCTCATATGATTCAGAAAATATGAAAGTAACATTAGCAGCAAAATCATCTTTAACTGCAGATGAATTAATAGATATTCAAGAAACTGTTCCAGACACATATCAAGTTAATGCTTATTGGATTATGAATAGAGATACAAGAAAGAAAATTAGAAAATTAAAAGATAGCGATGGAAACTATATTTTAAATAGAGCATTTAACGAAAAATGGGATTACGAATTATTAGGTAAACCTGTTTATTGTTCTGAGAAAGTAGAAAAATTAGGAACTGCATCAAAAGCCGTTGTATTCTATGGAGATTTTTCTGGACTTGCTATAAAAGAAACAGAAGAAATGGAAATTCAAATTTTATTAGAAAAATTTGCTACACAACACGCAATAGGTGTTGTTGGATACTCTGAATTAGATGCTAAAGTAGAAAATACACAAAAAATAGCCGTTGCAGTATCTGGTGCAACAGACCCAGCATCTAAATAGACTTCCTAAAAGGAGGACAAACAATGAAAGTAAGTGAAATTACTGAAAAAGATATAGCTGACTATTTGAGATTATCAGAAGTTAGTGAAGAAGATAAAAAAAACATTGAACTATTTTTAAATATTGCAAAAAATTATATTGAAAATTATACAGGAATACCACAAATGTCCGAAAATAAAGAAGCAGAGACACTTGATACATATTCGGATTTTATCATTGTTGTTTATATTCTATGTCAAGACATGTATGACAATAGAGTCATGTATGTAGATGGCAAAAACATAAATAATACTGTAAAAACTATTCTTGATATGCACACGAGGAATAATTTATGATAAATGCGGGTGATTATAACAAAAAAATATCTATATATCAAATTGAAGAAATGGAGGATAATGATGGATTTGTTACAAAAAATGAAGTTATTATCCTTGAACCTTTTTCTAAAGTAAAAACAACAAAAGGCTATACTTTAATTGCAAGTGGCTCTGACTTTGAAAATGCTTATACTAATTTTACTATTAGATATTCAAAAAAAGTAGAAGATGCATATTACAATTCAAACAGAGATGTATATGTAAAATATAAAGATAAAATTTATACTGTTGAATATTTAAATAATGTAGATGAGGCAAATATTGAACTTGAAATGCAATGTAAAAGAGTGACGAAATAATGGCAAGATTTAAAGAAGAACTACCAAATGATTTAATAAAGATGTTTCAAGAATTAGACCAAGATAGTGAAAAAATGATAGGAGAAATGACAAAGGCAGGAGCAGAAAAGGTATATAAAAATGTACTTAAAAATGTTCCTGCTTCTTTTAAAAATTCTAATATAATGAAGTGCTTAAAAATAACAAAAGTATATAAAACACCAAGTGATGGAGGAATAAATACTAAAGTTGGCCTATATGGATATTTCAAGAACAAAAGAGGAGTAACAACACCAGCACCACTTGTTGGAAATATTTTTGAACATGGAACATCAACAGTAAAGAAACATCCATTTATGCGTAAATCATTTAGAAAAGCAGAAATAGAGTCAGAAATGAAAAAGATTCAAGAAAAATATTTACCAAAGGAGTAATTATGGAAAGTGAAATAAAGAAGATTTTAAAATTAGATGTTCCGGTTGCACATTTAAAGTATAAAGGAAACAAAAAGACTTATATTGTATGGACAATAATAGATGAAGAACCGATTTCTTCAAGTGATGATGAAATAACAGATAGTGAAGTAACTGTTGATATAGATATTTATAGTGATAGCAATTATTTAAAAACAATGAGTTCGATAAAAAATAAAATGAAAGAAAATGATTGGACATGGGATGGAGATAGTCAAGAGTTTTTTGAAGAAGAAACAGGCTTATATCATAGAACATGTTCTTTTAAGAAAGGTAGGTATATAAATGGCTAGTATAGGATTAAGAACAGCAAAATATAATAAAATAGATTATGCAACAAAAAAATATGCAGCGTTAGCAAAAGAATCAATAGTACCAGTTTTGGGAAGATTAATTGATGCAAAACCAAATCCAGAAAAAAATAGCACAAAACTTTATGCAGATGATATAGAAGCAGAAAGTGATACATCATTTAAAGGTGGAACTGTAAATATAACAGTTGATGATGTTACAGATGAAGTATATGCAGATATAAAAGGATGTACAATTACTGAAAAAGAAGTTATAGACAATTCAGAAGATATAGCACCAGAAATTGGTTATGGTCATATTGTTACTAAAGTATACAAAGGGGTAAAAAGTTTTAAAGTAGAATTTTTACCACGTATTCAAATAACAAAAGTAACTGCAGATAGAAAAACAAAAGGAGAATCAATTGAATACAATACAGTATCAATTGAAGCAGATTTAAAAAAATTAGAAGAAGAAATTAATGGTATGGAAGTTGGAACTTGGAGAAAAATGAAAACATTTGCAACATTACAAGAAGCTCAAACATATTTAGACGGACTTTTAACACCATCAAAATAATTTCAAATAAAAGTAGTAAAAGTAGGCTAATTTTTAGTCTACTTTTAATTTTTTAGGAGGTAAAAAATGACAAATACTATAAAACATTTTAAATGTGGAGATACAGAGTATCCATTGGCATTTACAATGAATGTAATTGAAAAAATACAAGATAAATATGGTTCATATGAAAAATGGGGAGATATGACAGACAGTAAAAAACAAGAACCAAACATTGGAGCATTAAAATTTGGAATAACTGAAATGATTAACGAAGGAATAGACATTGAAAATGAAAACTTAGAAACTAAAAGAGAATTTTTAACAGCAAAACAAGTTGGAAGACTTATAACAGAATTAGGAATGAAGAGATTAACAGACAAAGTTCAAGAAACAGTAATTGAATCAACAAAGACTAACGAAGAAGAAAAAAACGTGTAATCCACGAGGATGAAGAATTTATTATTGATTTCTCGTGGATATTATTTATTGGACATTGCTTATTAGGTTTTAGTGAAAAAGAAGTGGGGAGAATGACTTTATCAAAATTTCTGAAATTATATAAGCATTATAAAAACGATTATGATTTTAAATTGAAACATATAACATATGAAGAAATAGAAGAAAGAATAAATCATCAAGGAGAAATGTTTAGTGATGAATAAGATGGAAAAAATTAAATGCCCTCAATGTGGACAAACTCTGCTTTTTATAAGTCACATTGAAGGAGAAATAAAATGCACAAGATGCAAAAATAAAATACGAATACAAAAAGAAAAGAGTGAGGAACACGCACATACAGAGTTAGTGAAGTAGTTACCTAATACCTTTCTTTATTATATAGATTTTTATAAATAAAGAAGGTGAAAAAATGGCATCAAGTTTTGGAGGAACAGTCAAATTAACTGGAGAGAGTGAATACAGAAAAGCGTTAAGAGATATAACAACTAATTTAAAAGAAGTTTCAAGTGAACTAAAATTAACAAATACACAGTTTTCATCTGGAGATAAAACAGTAAAAGAAACAAAAAATGCTTACACAAATATGAATACAACTATACAAGAACAGAAAGAAAAAATCAGCAGTTTAAGAAGAGCACTATCAGAAGCGGAAAAAGAATATGGCTCAAATAACGAAAAAGTAAAAACATTTAAAACACAACTTAATAATGCTGAAACACAATTAGTACAAATGGAAAATGCAACAGGTAAAAGCAACAAAGAACTTAAAGAAATGAAAAATGGTTTTGATGATGCAGGACAAGGAGCAATAAAATTTGGAGATTTGCTAAAAGCAAATGTTTTAGGAGATTTTATTACGAGTGGCTTGAAATCAGTAGCAGGTGCCGTTAAACAAGTTGGTTCTACATTATTAAGTGTTGGAAAAGATGCACTAGATAGTTATGCTAATTATGAGCAACTTGTAGGTGGTGTAGAAACATTATTCAAAGACAATGCTGGTGTTGTTGAAGAGTATGCAAGTAATGCATATAAGACAGCGGGATTATCAGCGAATGATTATATGGAAACAGTAACATCATTTTCAGCAAGTTTGTTACAAAGTTTAAATGGAGATACTAAAAAGGCAGCAGAAGTATCTAATAGAGCAGTAGTTGATATGGCAGATAATGCTAACAAAATGGGAACTGATATGACAAGTATTCAAAATGCTTATCAAGGTTTTGCAAAACAAAATTACACAATGCTAGATAACTTAAAGTTGGGATATGGCGGAACTAAGGAAGAAATGCAAAGATTAATAAAAGATGCTGCAAACATGAAAGATGTACAAAAAGAATTAGGAGTAACAGTTGATGCAAACAGTATGTCATTTGGAAATATAGTAAATGCAATAAGTGTAATGCAGAAGAAAATGGATATAGCAGGAACAACATCAAAAGAAGCAAGTACAACTATTCAAGGTTCAATTGCATCTTTAAAATCTGCTTGGGACAACTTATTAACAGGTGTTGCAGATGATGATGCAGATTGGGATAATTTAGTATCTAATTTTTTTGATAGTATTTTTACAGCAGCAGACAATGTCTTGCCAAGAATAGGTACAATAGCATTTGGAGTAATGTCATTAATAAGAGATACTGTTACAGAATTATTACCAGAAGTTATAAGTATGTTAATAGATTTTGCAACTACTCTAGTAGATGATATTTCAGGGTATTTGCCAAATGTAATGGAAAGTATTGGACAAGTAGGAAAAACTATTTTAGATACTTTTATTTCATTATTACCAGATATTCTACAAATAGGAATAAATGTATTAACATATTTAATACAGGGAATTGCAGAAAGTCTGCCAAATTTAATTCCAGCTATTGTTGATGCTGTATTATTAATGACAACAACATTACTGGATAATATAGATATGATAATCGATGCAGGAATACAATTACTAATTGGTTTAGCAGAAGGACTGGTAAATGCTTTACCACAATTAATTGATAAAATACCTGTTATTATAGATAAATTATATATTGCTATATCAAATAATGTACCCAAATTGGTACAAGCTGGTATTAAACTTACGATAAAACTTGCAGAAGGATTAATAAAAGCAATTCCACAACTTATTAGTAAAATCCCTCAAATTATCGGTTCATTAGTTAGAGGTTTTGCAAATTATTTCTCTAATATGCATGAAGTTGGGAAAAATCTTGTATCAGGTATTTGGGAAGGAATAAAAAATGCAAAAGATTGGTTGCTTGGAAAAGTTAAAGAATGGTGTGGAAATATTTTAAATGGTATTAAGGCTTTTTTTGGAATACATTCACCTTCAAAAGTATTTAAAGATGAAATAGGAACAAACCTTGCCTTAGGTGTAGGAGAGGGATTTTCTGATACAATGAAAACAGTATCGAATGATATGTCTGCATCAATACCAACGGAATTTGATATTAATTCAACAGTAACAAAAGCAGATACATCAAATCAATTGACATTAGAAAATATAACGAAATCTTTTGTAACTGCTGTAAAAAATTTGGATGCACAAATAATAATTGATAAAGATGTGGCAGGAAGATTTGTTATTACATCTGTCAATAATAAGTTTGGAGAAGTAATGTAGAAGGAGATGAAAATGATGAAAGTAAGAAGATTTATACTTGAAAATGAAAAAGGGCAACAATTTAGATTAGATAGTTTAGATGAAGGATGTTTTCTTACATCTCCTTCTGAGTTAGGATATGCTTATAATATTAATTTCGTACAATCGGAAAATGAATTTATTGAAAACAATAGAAAAATTGAACAAAAAAAACCAAAAGGAACACTATATTTTAAATCATATGATAAAATAAAAGAATTTGGTGATTTTGTAGAAAGCTCTAAAAAGTTAAAATGGTTATATATAATTCCGTTTGAAAAGGAAGAAAAAATATATTATAGGGATGTTACTATAATAAAATTAGATAAAACGGAAAAAACTGGAAAATGGCTTGCGTGTCCTGTAGAATTTGCCGGACTTTCTTTGTGGTATGAACAAAATGAAACAATATTCAAGATAGAAGCATACGAAGATGAAATGAGATACAATTACAGGTGGAATAGTAGATATATAGATTATAATACAAGAGCAATACAATTTGACAATAAAGGGCATGTAGAAGCACCAATACAAGTTGAAATTGATGGATTTGTACAAAATCCAACCATCACAGTTTTAGTTGACGATGAAGAATATGCAAGTATCAAAATTCCAGTTACGATTAATGAATTTGAAAAACTTTTATATTCAAGCAAAATAGGAGAGATATACATACAAAAACAAAATACAGATGGAACAAAAGAAAATCTGTGGAGAAAAGAATATATTGATATTACAAAACAAAATATTTTCAAATTGCCAATACGGAGTATCAGAAATAAGACTAACAGCAGACGATGATGTTCTAAATGCAAAATTAACTATATTTCCGCAATACAAGGTGGTGTAAACTATGAGTGTAAAAGCAACTTTTAATAATATAGAGTATGATTTAGTTTATAACGAACAAAGTGGATTTTATGAAATAGAAATCGAAGCACCGAAAACTGGCGGAATATACAATGCAGAAATAACATTTAAAGATTTAATAGAAAACACAGAAACATCAACAAAGAAAATTCAAATATGGGCAAAAGAAAAAAGCATTAATGTATCAAAAGAAACATTAGTGTATTTTTTGAGTAAAACAGATTTGGAAATAAAAGATGTAATTGAATTTGAAAATTATGAGTATATCATAGATGAAGAAACAAATAAAAACACAATATTCAATATAATGAAGAAAATAAACGCTGAAAATGGCGATATAGTCGTTTTACAACGAAATGGTAACATAGATTATGCTGGAATAATAAAAGATATAGAGAACGAAGATGGAGAGTTAAAAAGGAAAGTTACATTAAAGTATATATCTAATATATTTGATAGAAAAATTATACTTGAAAATGAAAATTTGATTAGTGAAGTTGGAATAGAAGATTTTATTGCTAAAGAAATTTATAGCAATTTTACTAATTCAGATGATACATTATTAAATATTGACTGGTTAGATGTTGAAGTTAAAACGCATACAAAAATAACAAGATCAGTTGATAATGAAAATGGTATTTATAACTTTCATACTTTTGTAACAAATTGCAGTCAAAATTATAACATTGTATTAGAGTTTTCATATGTAAATAAAAGAATAAAATTAACAATATATAAACAAGAAAATGAAGTACAACTAATAGATACAACAATTCCGGACATCAGCAATTATGTTGAAAAATTTGAAACAAGTGTTATAGCAAAAGTTGTTGTAAAAACAGACACAGACATACAAAAATGGTATTTATTAAGTAACAGAACAACAACTCAAAATAAAGATGATGTTAATAGAGCGGCTGGAGATATTGAAACTGTATATACAGCTAAATCAGAAGATGCAATGCAAACAGCATTAGATAAATTTAAATCAAATACTTATAATCACTATATATCATTTAAGATAAATAGAAATAGTAAACTATTTGATGTAGACAAAATGAAAGTGGGAACGCCGCTTAGTGTAAGAACTAATAATAATATAATATTAGATACTTATATTTCAGCAATAAAAGACGACGGAAGCAATTTTATTGAAATAACATGCGGAAATATGAGAGTCAATTTTATAGATAAATTATTGAAAGAGAGGAATAAAGAATGATAAAAGGTTTTAGATTTACAAATCAATTAGCAAATGCAGAAGTAGATGCAAGAATACATCAAGAATTTTTAAATAAAAATGATGGTATTTTTTACGGAATGGATTTAAGCAAAACCAACAATTCAATAACGATTTCGGAAGGCTTGTGCGAGATAGCAGGAAGACCGGTTGCAGTAATAAATAATGAAACTGTAGCAGTGAGCACAGAAAGTTTATACTGTTTACTAATATTAGAAATTGATTTATCAAAAGAATCAACTAAAGATAGTTTTAGTCAAGTATCTTTTAAATTATTAACATCAAGTTCTAGTTATCCGTCTGTCACACAACAAGATATCAACAAATACAACGGAAAAAATAGTTTATATCAATTAGAATTTGCTAGATTTAAAAGTGGAACAAGCGGAATAACAGAATTTAAAGATACTAGACAATTCTTGAGTTTTGATGGAATCTATTCTCAAATAAAGAGCGATTGTAGAAATGTATTAGCAGAAATGACAAGAGAATTAGCTGCAGTCGAAAATGGGAGTGCATACATATTAGGAGGAAAATTTAAAATACGGCAGTTGCTTATCTAGAAGAAATGTAGAAGATAAATTTGTAGCAACAGTATCTTTTGAGGCAAATAGAAACTATATAGTTCTTGCAGCAGAAGTAGAAACAGAGTACGGCTGGCAACCAACAAGCAATTTCTATTATGGTACAGACGAGATGGATAAGTTTGGAACACAGATGAGGTATCATAATTTGGTTGGGTATATATCTAATGAACAGTTTACAACATTTAGAGTGTATGTTGCAGATATCACACCGGAGGGATAGTATGAAAATACAAGAAATTATAGTAGAACCGACAAAAGTTAAAGTTGGTTCTACTTTTAGATTAAAAGTAAAAGCAATAAATTATTTAACTTATAAAGAAATGAAAACAAAAAATTATAAATATTTCAAAAGTTATAAATATAAAAACTTGAAAGGAGCATAAAATGGCTGAAACAAGTAAAAATAAAATATATTACAATGATAACGAGAATAGTGTAGCAGATGTACTTGCTGATATGAAGAAAATGGCAGAAAGTACAGATAAGGCAATAGAAAATTCGAAATATAATGATGCTCAAATAAAAAAAGATATTTCAGATGCAAAAAAAGAACAAGCATTAAAAGATGCAGAACAAGATAATAAAATAATAGAATTACAAAATGAAAAAACAGAACTAGAAAAAGAGTTAAAAGAAGCCCAAGAAGACTTTTATCAAAACAGCATACGAGGACAAGCCAGCGGAGAATACATACACGTAGAAGACAGTAGCAACTGCAGAGCAAGAATTGGAATAAGTGGAAACAGTGAGCAGGAGACGAGAAGTGGAAAGAATAAAATTGATTTAGCAAAATGTCAAATAAAAACTTACAATGGAATAACTTCTGTATATAACAAAGAAAATAATAGTATTACATTTAACGGAACTTGCACAGCAGACAATACATCATTTCATATATTTGAAAACGGAAAAAATGTTGATGATAACAATGTATTGATTAAAAATAATTCGACATTATTGGCTCAATATGTAAATGGAAGTATAAATGGATATTCAAGATTTAGACTTTCAGACGAAAATTGGGGAGACAAAATAGGTCTACAACTATCTGCATTAAGTTCGACAAACAAAAAAGTATATGCAACATACAATGATGTGGATGCTACAATAAAATATTTGTCTTTTAGATTTGAAAAAGGAACAATATTAAATAATTTTACAGTACAACTAATGCTAACAGATAAAGTAGATACAGAATATGAAATGTACGGAGCAAGTCCATCACCAAACTATCTAAGCGAGACTAAGTGTGTTGGTAGTAATGTGAATGAGTTTGATATAGATACTGTGAAAGATGGATTTTTGAATGAAAAAACAGGTGAAATAATTTCAAACAATTCTTGGAAATGTTCAGATTTTATAGAAATATTAAACAAAACGTATACTTTCGGATGGGAGAGTAGTTCAGATTATTTTCAAGTAACAGTATGTTATTATGATGAAAATAAAAAATTTATATCAGGAAAGTCATATGGCCTTCGTGGTACATTTAATAATACATTTGAAGTTGTAAGCAATGCTAAGTATATGAAAATTGCTTATAGTGTATCAGTTCGCGGTGAATTAGTAACAAGAGAAAAAATAAAATTAGAAAAAGGTAAAGTAGCCACACCGTACAGCAAATATGGGCAAGGTTGTGTTAAAGTAACAAAATGTAATAATAACTTGTTTAATAAAAATGACATAGTAAATAAGGCATATATAAATAGTTCAGGCGAAATAGTTAGTAATGATGGACAAAATTATACTAATTATATAAGTGTAGTTTCAAACGCAATGTATACAATACATGCAGAAAATCCGCTAGGAGCAGTGACTGCCATATGCTTTTATGATACAAACAAAAAATTTTTAAGTGGTTCAACTTATAATAATGTTAAAAGCATGAGTTTTAAAACACCATCTAATTGCGACTTTGTGAGAGCAAGTGTATCAAATATTAATTTAGAAACATTGCAAATAGAAGAAGGACCAGCAACTACATATGAAGAACATGAAGAACAATCATACATAATGCCAGTTCAAAAAGAAATGCTACAAGGAGATTACTTTGATTTTGATAATGAAAAAGAAGAGCATAAGTGGATTAAATTAATATTTGATGGAACAGAAAATTGGTTGCAATCAGGAAATACATATCCTACTTTTTATATTTCACCTTACGAAATCGCATCTAAATTTGGCATACCAGCTGGTTTGAAAGCTTTTTGCAATTATTTTAGTCAAAAAAGCAACATATGGGGAATAGATGAAATTGGTTTTGACACAGCAAACTTAAGACAGGACCATGTAGATTTTAGATTTTGTCTTGGTTCAAGCTCAACCATAACAACTTTGGAAGCATGGAAAAAGAAATTAGTAGAAATGCATAATTCAGGAAAGCCACTTGCTTTATATTTTCAAATACTTAACCTAAACGAACTTGATTTCACAGATGAACAAAAAGCAGTAGCAAAAGAACTAAACAACGCAAGAACATATAAAAACGTAACAAATATAACAACAGATAGTAAAGCAATATTGAGTTTAGACTATGCAAAAGACTTAGAAACACAAAATCAAAAAATGCAAAATGAAATAGACGAAATAAAGCAGTTATTAAGTACAACACAAACAAGTGCATTATTGCTTGATAATATGCAAACTGATATAGAAAGTGAGGTGGAATAAATGATAGTTGAATTATTAAAGAAACTAATAACAAAAAAATACTACAAAGAAAAAGCAGACATTGAAAACAAACTAAATGTATTTTATGCTATGAGCAAAATCAGTGATGAAGAATATAGCGAATTAACATTACTTGTAGAAGATACATATGTAGAAGTTGAAGAAACAGCCAAGGAGGAAGAATAATGCAAGATACAGAATTAATTGAAAAAGTAGCACACTTAGAAGAAAGAGAAAAGTCAAATACTAAGAGAATAAACGAACATGATGAAAGACTTGATAATCTTGAAAAAACATATTCTATTATGGAAAAAATGGATTATAGAATGGGAAAGGTAGAGTCGGCAATAGAAAAGATAGACTTAAAACTAGATAGTAAAGTTTCAGAAGATGACAAAGCAAAAGGAAAAAAATGGGACAAACTGGTGGACTACATTTTCTATTCTGTCTTGGCCGTGATATTAGGACTTATTTATATGAAATTAGGATTAAAATAAGAGGTGAAATAAAATGGAAAAATTAAAAACAATAGCAAAATATTTAACCAATATACTTGCAATAGTAAGTGCGTTAGTTGCAGGAATAAATGCAGTAGATGGAATAACAATACCATACGCAATTCAAATAGTACAAGTTATTGCAGTAGTACAAGGTGTAATAGGTACATATTTGTTAGGACAAAAAGCAATAAATAACAAGGAGGAATAGTTATGGAAGAAGAAATTGTAGAAACAATGGAACTTGCAGAAGAAGATACAAGGGGTGAAGCAAATGAATAATATAGAAGAAAGACTATTAACAATAAATCCATATTCAAGAAGTGGAGAAAAACAAAATAAAATTGAAAAGATAGTAGTTCACTGGGTTGGAAATGCAGGAAGTTCTGCATTGGGCAATAGAAACTATTTTGAGAGTTTAGCAACATCACATAAGACATATGCTTCATCTCATTATATAATCGGTTTAAACGGTGAAATAATAAGATGTATACCAGAAAATGAAGTGGCTTTCCATAGTGGCAGTTATTCTATGAACAGAAAATCTATAGGAATAGAAGATTGCCATCCAGATTGGGACGGAAAGTTCAATGATAATACATACAATAGTTTAGTAGAATTATGTGCAGATATATGCATAAGATATAATTTAGGTATAGATGCAATTATAAGACACTACGATGTGACTGGAAAAGAATGTCCAAGATATTATGTAAGAAATGAACAGGCTTGGATACAATTTAAGAATGATGTAGCAAATAAATTAGGACAGGCTACAACTACAGTAGCAGTACCAAAAGTTGAAGGGAGTGATGAACCAGTGAGAAGATATAAAAACGGTTCAACAAAAGAAATTATATATGCAGATACAAGTTTAACAAAAGTAATAGGAAGTTTATCACCATATGAAGAATGTGACTGTTTTGGAATATTTAATAATAGACCAATGGTAAGATATAAAATAGACGGAACAAATAATTACAAGATAGGATTTGCTAAATGGACAGGTGGAGTTAGATAAAAAGAAGAGGTAAGTTGATTAATTTCAATTTACCTCTTTTTTGCGTTTTATGGCTTAAAATGAAGGTATATAATTACATTGATTGAAAAATAAAACGGCTTAAAATTGATTGTAAAGGCTTGATTTTTGGCTAAAAATAAGCATTTTTTACTTGAAATCATATAAAATTTATGATATAATGTTGACAGATAGAAAAAGAAATGTTACAATTTTGTAACAGAAATATTACATTTATTTTAAATAATTGTAATATCTATTGACACAAATGAATAATAATATTATTATAATAAAAAAAGAAAGAGAGAACTTCTTCTCTCTGTCTACCGCTTATCTAAATTGTTTATGGTTGGAGTTCTCTGCACGAACTTCAATTTTTTTATTTTTGTCTTGATATTTGATATATGTATTATAGCCCATAAAAGCTAAAAGACATAATACAAATCCAACAGATAAAATAATCAAAGCTATACCTAGAAATCTCACTGCCAGTATTGCAATTTCCAACTTAACCACTTCCTTTTGTTATAAATTTCTGCACTGAGTGGGTGCAGTGGATTAGCATTTCTGCTTTAACAATTAGCAAAAATGCTAATTAGTACACCCAACTCAAAATTAGTGGTTATAAACGATAAACACAATATATCAAAAAAAGAATATATTGTCAATAAAAAGTCGAAAAAACTGTGGATAATTTTTTATGAATTGTGGAAAGAAATTTTAAAAATGTGGATAACTTTGTGAAATAATGTAAAATCTTCGACACCGTTCGACACACAAAATTAACATAATATGTTATAATACATATGAGGTGATGAATATGAACGAAGCATATATTAAATCACTACAAATGATAAAATATTTAAAAATAAGATTAACAAGAAAGCAATATACAGAATTAGCAAAAAGATTTAATTTGTTAAGTATACAGAGTTTGCAATTTATGTCAAAAAGAAGTTATGAAAGTATAATGAGAGCAATTTTAAAAGATGCATAATTAGTCCCAACGATGGGGCTTTTCTTTTTTTGTATAGTTTCGTAAAATATCCACCATAGTGGATAAAATGTATGTTATAAACAATTTTGGATATATTAAATCTGAGGTGAATAACATGACAATAAAATTTAAAATAAAAGAGAAGAGAGAAGAAAAGGGAATAAGTTTAAGAGAACTTGAAGAGGCAACAGGAATAGAAAGAGAGTATTTGTCAGACTTAGAAAACAATAAAATTCCTGCAGACGAAGTTTTATTTGCAGAAATTGTAGTAATAGCAGATGCATTGGCTTTTAGAATCACAGATTTATATAAGATTGGAAACATTGAAATAAAAGGAATTGGAGAGTTTTAAAGGAAAAAATAAAAAAAGCCAATTTTGTCGAAAAAAGTCATTTCATAAAATAAAAAGGCACTTTCATAAAATATTTTAACATTTTGGTAAAATCTGTTATACAATAATCACATCAAAAGAGCTCGGATGAAATATAAATAACAGGAGTATAAAAAAATGAAATTTGTCGAAGAAAATTATGAAAAAATGTTTACAAAAAATAGGAGAAAGGATATAATAGGAAAAAAGAATAAAGACCTCTTAAATGAAAAGTATAATTTTCAAAGAAAAGAGGAATTTAATATGATAGAAACAAAAAACGTAGTAAAAAATGAAGAAATGCAAGAACTAATCATAAGTAAAGAAGATTTCAAAAAGTATTTTGGTAAAAGAAATACAATAAGTAGAAAAGAATATGAAAAATATTTAGAAAAGAGAAATAATTCTTGACATTAAAAAATAATATAAGTATAATATAAAAAAGTTAACACTTTTTTAACACTTTAGTTTTGAATAACTAAAAAGAACTAGGAATAACTTTGTTAAAAAAATGTTAATAAATCAATAAGTAAGAAGATTTATAAAAATTGAGAAATAACATTTTTTTAATCATGGGTTCGATTCCCGTAGGGGTCACCAACAAAATAATTTAAAAGGGAGTAGCTTTTAATTACTAGTCAACAGTCGCGATAAGAAATTATCTGGCTAGTAAACTTAAAAAAATAAGTAAGTGAGACTTTTAAAAGAAATTTTAGCATAAAAGGTTATGTATAAGATTTCTTTTAAAAGTCTCATTTCTTATATATGCATAAATATAACAAAATTGGTAAAAAATAGGGATAAGGGGACGGGTCTTCGATCCCGAAAAAAAATAGGGATTAAAAGACCCGTCCCTCAATCCCGAAATTTGGAGGTAGTAAT